AGGGTTATCTGTCCAAGAAGTATAAAAATTACCGTCCCAATCTTGGTCTGTAGTTTCTATAGCACCTGTACTAACATTTCTTGTATAACTTGCAAAGTTTATAGGATTATCAGCGATTGCTGAAATAGTTGTTGAATTACCTGAATGATTTGTAGTATCATAAACTGTACTATTTAATACAAATCTATTAGAAATATCTCTTACTATAACATCATTACTAGATTTTGAAAGAACTGTTCCAGAAGCTGCCGTACCTACCATAGTTCCCGCCCCTGTATCATCATCAGGATCATTAGACATTTGATATGTAAACTTTGTAGCGGTTGTAGCTACAGCATCAAAAGTTCCATTATAGTAATTAGTACCAGAATTTACAGTTACTCCTGAAATAGTAGTACGCCAAATTTGCTCTACAGGAATTCCATGAGCAGATGCACAAGTTGCAGTAGCTGTTAAACCCTCGTTAACAGCATCGTCAGAAGTTATAGTACTAATTGAAAAATTAGAGCTTATACTATCCCCTACTACGAAATTTGTAGCATCAGCAAGTGTTATTTTCTTTGCTGCAACATCTGAAGCAAAATAATTAGTTGGTACAGAAATTTTTACACCTTTAAGATCATATGCTCTTTTAGGGATGCTTGTACCAAATGCTTCAGCATCTAACTTAGTACCAATATAAGCAGTTAATGGATATTCTAGTTTATCTGTTATTTGAGATTCTATAATACCACAATATATATTATTAAAAACTTTATATTCTGGTGAAGAAACCTCTCCTGCTGTTCTTGTAACTTTTATCTCCCAATCTTTAAAAGGTTGATAGGCTTCTGCATCAATACCAAAAGTATGGGTATATTTTGAACTACATTTACCATTAAAACCTGTTCGATATGCTACAACAGTTTGTATTCCTGCATCGTTTGTGTATATGAAATCAATATCAAATGATACTGTTGATCCTATTGTATCTCCTTGATTATCTCCTTTCTTATCAACTTTATACATTGCATCAGTAAAAATTGAAACCTTAAGATAATCTGTTAATGATCTTTCTATGCTTCCAGTAGTAATCTTTAAATATTGTGGTGTATTTAACTCTAATTTACCATTTCCAGAAAAATCTTGAGTAACTGATGCAGTTGAAAAATCACTTAAAAATCTTTTAGGAATATCTTGATCTTGAGTTCCGTATCGTTCTATAGTTTCTACACCTTTAAAATTATATTCTAATGTTTCTTTCTCTCTTATTCTAGTATCATTAAAAAATATAGAAGATGCTCCATGTACTAAACCTACAATCTCTCCTTCAGATACTACATCAAGTACCGCTGCATTATGCCTAGCAAATAAAGTATCTGAGGCTTCGGTAGCGCCACCACCACCACCTTTTTTAGATCCTATAATTATTGGTTTTCTTGTTTCCTTTGTCATTATTCTATACTCGTCCAATCCTGTTGTTCTTGTCCATGTTGATCTTTTTTATTGTGAACTAAATAACCTTCAGCAAAATAATTATGTGTTTTATCAACTTCAATATTATATACTGTTGCTGAATTACTATTTGTAATTGTTTTAATTGTGTGCTCTGTTCCGTCTATATTTAATATCTTATCACCAATTAATAACTCTCCTGCATCTATCCATCTATTATTAGAATAAAATGGATGAATTGAAGTAGTTTCAATGTGATCATTTATTGTTAAATAAGGCTCATTATTATGAATAAAAGTTTCTGTAACTTTAGCTTCAATCAATGAATTTGTATTTAAATCAAAAGATCTTACAATATCACCTATTGTAATATCCTGAATATATCTTGAAGTACCATCTCCCATAAGAATATTAGTATTAGCTATAAAGCATCCTCCACCCATGCCTGTAAGTACGAAACCTGCGTTACCGATACCAGTAACAAATCTTCGACCGTATCCTTTAACTCTTCCAGTTTCTTGATTTGATTTTATACTTGCACTAATTACCGCTCCACCTACAGTTAATCTTCCATAAAGAATTGGAACTGGAGTTCCTTGTTTTGCTGAATTTATTGCACCATCAAATAAATAACTTTGTTCTGAATTTCCAGCACTTGAATCAATAGTTGGTGCTAGCATTTGTGCTACTCCACCCATCATTAAAGAACCTCCCATCATCATTACTGCTTGAGTTGTAAAACTTTGTGCTGCTATTGCAGTTCCTAATGTGTGTTCACCCCATAATATTCCTTGTGCCGCTAATTCTGCTGCTCCTAATTCAGTACCTACCATAGCAAAAGCACCACTTGCCATACCTGCTGTTATAAATAATGCAGCTCCCATCATAATCATTCCCATTGCACGACTTTTTCCACCTTGTGGAACTGGTACAAAAGTATAATCATCTCTCATTGGACTGGGGTATAATAAGCCTTCCTCTTGTTGTAGCCCTTGATCTCCTACAATAACTTCATATCCTATACCCTTCTCTCCTGTATCTAAAAAATATTTTCTAAACCCTTTTCTTTGAGCATCAATAGCACGTACAGCTTCTGCTGGCGATTTTACATTCAAATGCCAAACTTTACCGAACTTCTCTCCAAGTTCACCTTCTAAATTAATTTTTCTAGCAGTATTTTTCATGTCTTAGTACGTGTGTTGTAAATTGTCTATAATGTTGACCATACATCTCTCTACATGATAAGCGTGAAACTAAATGATGTAAAATTTTATTGTCTCCTATATAAATAGCGCAATGATTTGATATAGGAGCTCTAATATTCATTAATATAGCATCATGAAGTTTTAAACTGCCGTCTTCTATTCTTTTAAAGCCGTTTACTTCATAATTCTCTACATAGTAATTTTTTCCTTTTTCCCAGAAATCCCATTCATATCCATTATCTTTATTCCACTGAGGAACTTTAAGTATTATATCACATACTTCTCGATAATAGTCCTCAACTAACGTAAAACAGTCTAATAATCCATACATAAATTGCCTTCCTATTAAGTCTGGTTTTTTGTTTTTTGATTCAAGTTCTTGCCAATGTACACTAGGATAGGATACTATTAACCAATCTTCTCCCATTACATCACAAGCTGCATGATCTAATACACTTGGTGTAGGAGTACCGTTGGGATGACTGTGTACAATATATTTTATATCTCCTTTCTTAGAAATTCTATAATAATCTTTGGGATTCATCATGAAATCTTCTAAAGGATTTTCTGCTAAATTAGTACAAGAATGAAATCTTTCCTTTCCTGCTTCTATAGTGACTATTCCACATGCTTCGTTTGGGTATTCTAGTTTAACATGCTGTAGTATTTGTTCTTTTATATGTTCTTGTATCATGAGTAAGTCACCGCTCCTGGAAAGCCTCCAAAAGGTAATGGAACATCATCAGGTGAACCTGCGCCTCCTCTAACAATAGCTTGTAAAGTTGCAGCAGTTGATGGAGACCCACCACTAACAGTTACTGCGGGAGGGGTTGTATAACCCGAACCTACATTTGTAACAGTAATTGCATTTATAATACCACCACTAATTGTACAAGTAGCTGTTGCTGTAGTTCCAGACGATGGGGCTGCTATTGCAATAGTAGGGGCTGAAGAATATCCTGCACCTAATAATTGTCCTGCCTCTGATTGTTGTCCTATTACTGATTCTACTCCTCCTGCAAGTGGATTATATCCATATCTCATTCTGCAAGAAGTTAATCGTTTTCCACAAATATCTCCAACTTCCCAATCAGCAGTTGCGACTCCTGGTCGCCGAGGTGCATCAGAAGTGTGTGCTCTTAAACATTTAAATAGTGTATTTCTAGTTTTAGAAATTAAACCACCTGAAGTATAAGCATCAAATCCAGAAGGATCTGGAGAAATAACAGTAATTAAAGTATTACCACCTGATTCTGAAACCGCACTTATTTTTAAATGAATTTCTTCATGATCCCAAGTAGTTACTGCTGATCCTCTAACATTTATATAATCATCTACTGAAAAACCCAAACTAGTTCCTTCTGTAGTATATCTTGAATGTGTTGAATCTACAGAAGCAGCTGCATCAACTGTATAATCTGCTGCTAAAGGTCTGTAATATTCTACAAAATAATCTTTAGTGTATGATGTTGCATCTGCCCATACACTATATGTAGTAGCTCCGTGAGAGCCTGCAGTAATATAAGTATCATCTACATCTACATATATTTTTTGTGAGGTTGTACTACTATTATTATCAGTAATATCTTTTGTAGAATCAGTAGGCCAATCACAGCCTCCAACTGTTGAATCTTTATATTTCCAAGGACATCGTGCAGCAACTATTCTTCTGCTTGGTAATACCACTCCACGAACATCAAAATTTGTAGTAAGTTCAAATTCTACCATGATTTGGTTTTCAGAAACTAATCTTTCTACATAGTATATTTCTTTTGGAAACTCTACGGGTGGATTTTCTAGTAAATATTTTGCTAAAGTTTTTCGTCTAATTACTTTTGCACCTAATAAATCATTATGATTTGTATTATAAACAGTAAAATCTCGATTTACATTTGCAAATCGAATAGTTGGTCTAGGTAAGGCTCCTTTAGTTCGACGTTCATAACCACTAAATTCGAAAGGAAAAGGAGTATAAGTAACTAAAGAATAATCCGATGCTGTTGTTGATCCCCAACTAGATTCCGCATCTGGACTATACATTTGTATACTTCCATATGAATCTGCGGGTGATTTTGTACCGTCATGAAAATATAATTTATCAGTACCTGCTCCACCTAAATCACTATCTTTTAAATAAACCTCAAAAAGGGTAACAATCGCATTACCTGAAACAGTTTCTTCTGCTGAAGGCGATTGTTCTTGTAAATCTACATTTAATAACTCGTTCATTATTCATAAACCCTCGTAAAAGTTGCTGTTGCACTCCAATAATCCCCAAAATCATGAGTTTTATTCCACGAACTACAAATTACTTTTAGGGCTAATTCATCACTAGAAGTTACATCGGTTTCTGATGTTACTCCAGGAGACGCATAATATTGTTGATTTACTGTAAATGTAAAAGCTGTTACTCCGCCTTTTGATTCAAAAAATGATATAATATGATCTATTTCTCCTTTATCTCTTGTTTTAAATGATACATTAATAGTTTCGGCTAAAGGATTTATACCGTCTATTAATCGTTGAGAATATCCATCACCAAATTGAGATAGTAAAACTCTTGGTTGTGTTTGACGAGTATAACCTTTATCAGGTTTTCTATTAGTACTAGTTAAATCTGTAAATCCTATTGCCATTTTTATCCTCCACCATCACCATAAGGACTTAATATTCCGCCTGGTCTTTGCTGATCTAATATTTCTCCTTGTACCGCTGCTGCGATCATTTGTCCAAGTTTTCGTTCTCGTTCACCAGCTTTAGCAGTTGTTGTTTGTTGTTGTCCACCTGCGGATACATTGACTGTTACATTACTTACGTTTCCACCACTACCTTTCATTTCTACAGGTATGGCTCTTCCATTTGGAAGTGGTACTACAGCTTCGTTATATTTACCCTCACCTACTAAATAAGTTGGTTGGGTAGCAATTCCACCAGAACTATAACTAGGTACTTTTTTATTTACTATTCCACCACTTGCATATGCTGGAATGATTCCGCCCTGTGCTAAACCAAACATCATAAACATAGCTCTAGCAGCGGCTTCTTGTGCTAACATAGCAGCCATTTGTTTAGCTATATTTGCAAAAAAGCTTTTAAATATCTCGCCTAAGGATTTGGTTCCTTCTGCAATATCTTGGAATAATTGTTCAAACCCTTGTTGCATTATATTTTGGGCTTGTCCCATTATACTTGTTGATTCTTTATATACTTTTCTTTTTTCTTGTTCTAGTTTTAGAGCTTTTTCTGATAATAATATTGTTTGTTCTTGTTGCTGATAGGCTTCTAGATCTGCTTCTTTATCTAATGTTTTTAATAAATCTTGTTGAGTTGATAGATCAAGGGACTTTTCTTGAATAGATAAACTCATTGCATCTAATTTTACACCCCTTTCCAAATATTTACCTAAAGCTCCTCCGTATCTACTTGCTTTTACTGATGCCATTTGATTATCCATTTTATCAACTTCTAATTGTCTTAGTTCTCTTTGTAATCCTAGATAGCCTTCAGTTTCGTTCCTAAGTGCTGCTAAAGCTTGTCCAAGATTCCTAATGTCTGCGGCTCTCTCTGCACCAAATATATCTATCATTATTTTTACCTGATCTTCATTTAATGCAGTCTTTCCTCCTTCTCCCTCTACAAGTGCAGCATATTCATTACGATATTTTTTTGTTTCTTTTAATATTTTATCAAATCTAGTCTTTCCTAATCCTTTATTTAATTCATATAAAGTTTTTGTATATGATTCTGTAATTTTATTAATTGCTATTATAGAATTTCCTGATTTTCCTGTTTCTTCATTATGTTTTTCTAATCCCTTAGTAAACTTTTCTAATGTTGTTGATGTTAAAGTACCTTCTTCTGACATTTTTCTTAAATTAGCAGCCATTTGTTCATAACCTGCATTAATAAATCCTAATGCATCTAATTGTCCAGCTATTGCCGCTACTGCTGCCCCTCCTGCTTCAGTTTTAATTCCTGCTGTACCTTTTTTTCCAAGTGCTTTTAATCCTGTTACTGCGGCTCCACCAGCAGTACCCGCTGCCTTAGCTTCGAATTGTCTTTGTTCATAAATATCCTTATAAACACCACCTTTGCCACCTGCTCCAAAAGCAGCTCCAGAAGTATCCATATAACTACCTGATTTAAGTCCAGCTGCTTCAAGAAGATTACTTCTCATTACTTTTAATTCTGCTGTAGCTTTATTAGCTGCTTCTGCAATACTATTTATTTCTTCAGCTACACTTTCCTCCTGTCTTTTCGTAGTTAATGCATCAGTTTTTGCTTGTCCCATTTTTACTAATTTATCTCCTGCGTCCGTTGCCGCTGATGCCATTTTATCTAATCCGTCAGCAACTCTAGTCCATCCTGCTTCTCTTGCTCTATCAGCAAAAGCCTTAAATTTTTCTCCAACTAGTTTTAAAGCATTTCCTACAAATTTCATTATTTTGTCTATATTATTCATTAGTTGTTGAAATATTTGAAATATCATCATAGCTAAGCCTATGAATCCTACGGCTTTCATTGCAGCATTTGCTGTCCATGCAAAACCTTGTACTGCGAGCTTTGCTACAGTCATTGCACCTCTAACAGTTATGGCAATACTTGTCATAGCTACTTTAAAAGCATTTGTTGCTCCAAAAGCAGCATGTTTAACAACTTGAAACCAACCTCTAATAGGAGTTTTCATTTGTTCAACAGCGACTCTCAAATTTCTAACTTTCTTTCCATTTTCTCCTGCCATCACTCCTGTAGTTATTTTTCCGTATTTATTCCACTCATTTTCTGCTTTTTTCAACATAGATCTTGTTTGTCCAAGTTGTGCTTTATTTAATTTTTCTCCATTTGCTAGGGCTGTTACTAAAGCGGATTTACTTGGTCCCATTGCGCGAGCAGCTGCTTGTGTTCTAGCTCCTGGATCCCTTGTCTGTCTAAATTCTTCTTTCATACTTCCAAAACTGCCTTTCATAGCTCCTACTGATGCACCCATTTTAGAGGCAGCGTGAGCTCCAGTTGCCTTCATTGATTTATTTAATGCACCCATAGCTGGAAGTATCTTACTAATAATGCTTGTTGCAAATACTAATAAAAGAGCTATAGCAGCTGATACATTTTTTGTAAATACATTTGCTATAAATTCTGCTACAGGAGCTATAGATTCTGCTACTGTATTTTTAATTTCTTCAAGAGCTGTCATTAACTGAACTATTTTACTTACTTCTATACCTTCTGACATTGCAGCATATTTATCTGTAGCTTGTTTTATAACTTCTATATGTACAGCTTGTGATCTTTGATATGCAGTTAATGAGTCTTTTGCTATACCTAACGATCTTGCATAATCCAAAGTTGCTTTTTCTAGTCTTAAAATAATACCTAATTCATCCAAAAGCTCTGGTTCACCTTTTACAATACCTTTCAATACTCTATCGAAGGAATCTGTAAAATTTCTACCAAGTGCTATTGAAGCATTTTTGGCTGCTATACCAATTTCATTTATTTGATTAGCGGTTAAACCTGCAGCTATTCCAATAGCAGAAGCTGAAGCTGCTTCTTTAAAAGATAATTGTGCGTCTGTAGCTAATTTTAAACTATTTGCAACTGTTTGTAATGCAGTACCTGTTGCTGCAGCATAAGCTATCATACCTGCTCGTTGTACCCTTAAATCTGCTGACTCTTTTAACGCGCGAAATACGGCATCAACAGCAAATAATGTTGCTGCTAATTGTGCATATGCGGGTACGAGTCCACCAGTGATTCCTTGGGACATCTTTGAGAATTGTTTACCACCAGAAGAAGCAGTCCTTGCGACTCCTCCTATTTGTCTTCTAGCGGATTGGGCACTTTTTCCTACTTTTTTTAAACTGCCCTTATCGTCAACTTTTACATCAACTCTTACGTCTGCCATTTTTTACTCTTATTTTAGTCTTGGCGGTTTTTGAATTACTTGACCACCTTTATTTTTAGTTTCTTCACGCTTTCTTTGTTTAGCTAAATCTTTATTCTTTTTAGCTATATTTAAAGAATCAATATATCTTAGAAACAGTATAACATCTTTCGAATTTTCTACTTCATATACATCTAAAATAGTTCCTAAAGCGTTCCAATTTTTACCAAAATAATTACCTCCAGCTCCATCCCATACGTCAGGTAATAGACTATGAATAAAAAACGCTGTTTGGACTTCGTAGGGAAAATCCTCGTCTCTTAACGGCATTTTATCTGGATCAGGCTCTTTGCCTAAGGCTTTCATTACTTTTAAATATTCTTCATCAGTACGAAAACCTGATTTATTTATCTTTTTTTCAAGTAGTTTATAAATCGAAACTACTTGTTGCTGGTAAAATTTTCGAGTTCACCAACACTTTCTGTTACCCAAGTATCAAAATGAGGAGAGTTTTTCATCAAAACCTCTGCATTTTCTTGTGAATATTCTAATTCTGCTTCAGGATCTACTTCACCTAAATCTACTAAAAGTAAGTCTTTTAGAGCTTTATATTTTAATCCTTTCCAGCTTTGAATAACTGATGCAACATAATTAGTAAGAAATAAATCTTCATCTAAAACTTCTTCAAACGCTCTGGTTTTTTTATTGAATTTTTGTTTTAAACATCTATTTCTAACTTTCATTAACTCTTCTCTTGCGAGATAAGTTAATTCTACTGTCCAGCCTTCTATATCTGGGTAATCCATAGTTAATGTTTTACTTGGTGTAAGTAAAGACGCTAAAGATACCGAAGATTTTTTAACATTGTCTGCCATTTTTTTATCCTTTGTTAAAAGTTAAGTTATGTTAAGAGCGGCGAACCGCTCTTAACGGTTTGTTGCTAATAATTAAGCATTAACATCTTTTCCAAAAAAGTTAAACACAGTTATTTCATTTGTGCCACTTATAGAGGATGGTAATGCATGGAAATTAGTTTCCAGTGAGATTACATCATCAATTGCAATAGTTGGAACTTCTATATGACATGTAGGCATTGTCAAAAGACAATAAGGTGCTG